ATGTGAAAGTTGAGCATGTAAGCGGAACACTGTACGCATTTTGCTCAGAACTTGGAACTCTTCGCTTATTTCGAAAAATGCCAAATATGCGCCAAGGTTACAGCGTGAATTTGAAAACTTTTTACTTTAGTATTGAACTCTGATCAACCGCCCTACGGGGCATTTAAAGGAAAACATGAAAACACCACACAAACACGCTGAACTCATCAAGGCTTGGGCCGATGGGGCTGAGATTGAAGTAAAAGACTCAAATGGTATTTGGGATAAGGTTCATACACCGACTTGGGGCATTCCATCTGAATATCGCATCAAACCAGAGCCTAAACCTGATGTTGTTATGTACGGAAATCCTGCAATTGATGATTACGGACATCTTACATATGCTCAATGGCCATGCGACAACCTAAAGCTCACCTTCGACGGCACAACAAACAAACTAATCAAAGCAGAGGTAATCTAAATGCACATCAAATTCAACAAAAACGGCCTGACTAAAGAAGTAAAAGTAGGCTTTAGCTGGACAATCTTTTGTTTTGGCTGGATGGCCTTGGCTATCCGTGGCCAGTACGTCCCGGCGCTTATTAGCTTTCTCACCTTTAACATGGCGTCGTTTTACTTCATGTTTGCGGGTAATCGAATGCTTGCTCACCATTTAATAGAAAGCGGCTGGACTAGCAAAGAGGCTATGCCTTCGCAGTGGTGGATTGCAGTATGAGCGGGCATACTCTTGGCCCGTGGACAATCGCACACGGAAAAATCGTAGGCAATGGCTATAACATTGCATCAATCAATTCAAGCGCCACCAGTGAGGGCAAGGCTAATGCGCTCATTATGGCGGCAGCACCTGACTTACTTGAGGCTTGCAAGGCATTTATTGCTTATGACGATACCGATGATCATGACGGAGTAGCAATGATGATTAATTACGACGATGCACTTAAAGCGTGCCGAGCCGCCATCGCCAAAGCAACCGGACAATAAACCAAGCCCTTTGGGGATTTTTAACAATGTGGCCATTCCCCATTTATCCGCCTATTCCTTTGACTAAAAAGCAAATCAAGGAATATGAGCGCAAGCAACGTGAAAAATCACCTGATGCTCCGTTTTAGCTCCAGACGGACCAGCTAGTGCCAGCTAAGAACGTGTTAACAGCGTCGATAAGAGGGTCGATCTGGTCATCATTTTTGTGGCTGTCATTGGCTGTAAAAGCCTCGCACTCACTAACAAAGTCAACCACCCACGGCGCGTACTCAGGCAACATAACGGCACCGGCCTGAATACGTGGCTGCACTTCCATCATGCGGGTTAGCTTGTCTTTTGTACGTTGAACTGCAATAACAGGAACGAATTGATCGTTCTTTTGTAGTTGCTGTATTAGCCCTGTACCGCTTGCCTTATCCTCGATATAAAGTGCAGAAGCTGGCGGTAATGACTCACGTCCATTGTTGACCGACACGCTTGACCATATGTCTTTGGCCATAGCCAATAGTCCAACAGCGTCAACCTTTTTACGCCATACGTTGAGAATCAATATCTTTCCAGTGCGAAGCAATACGGCGTCAATAAACACCGTGTAATCGTTTTGCTCGCCTGTTTTCATAGCGGTATCTGCGAACACTGCACGCCGTGAGAATTCACGCCAGTCAGGTAAAGCACCATACCGTCCGAACCATTCACCTCGCAGAAGTTCACCACCAAGAACATATGGCTCTTGTTGGTACTGCCCTTCAAACGTGAAATTTCCTTTTTCCTTTAGCTGCAACAGGCTTGCCAAAGGTTCTTTTTCTGGCCAGTAACTTTCACCACTAGGACCAATGGCAGGTATCTTGATGTGTGTCCATTCATGTCCGTCACCGCCGCCAGTCAGAAACCCAGTCAAGTCCTCGTCAGCCAGGCGCTGCATGATTACGATGATAGGCGTATCAGGAGATGCCTTACGGCTTTGAACCGTATTAATGAATGCATTGTTAACTGCGTCACGCTTAGTCTTGGATAGGCTGTCAGCGGGCTTTAAAGGGTCATCTATGATGATCGCGCCTTGAAACCCGCTTGCCATATGCCCAGCGCGAAAACCAGTCACCTGACCGAGTGTTGACGTAGCATAGCACCCACCAATTGAAACGCCATCATCACTAACGACATTCCACCGGCCACGGGCGTTAGAGTCAGACTTAATCGGCAGTGGGAAAAGCTCTTGATATTCAGCCGAGCATATAAGTTCTTTAGCCTTAGCTGAATTAAGTTCTGCCAGTTCGCTCGAATAAGACAGGTGCAAGAAGCGAGCGCGTGGGTTGATGGCCAGTCCACGGGCAATGAAGTTAATCACTGCAAGCTCTGTTTTAGAGCTACCTGGAGGCACGTTAATAATCAGGCGCTTAGTCTTGCCATCAATCACCAACTGCAAAGCGTCTGCAATGGCCTTATGGTGCCAGTTTAGGCGAAACTTGACGCCCTCACGGATTCTGAAAAAGTAGCGCGCAAAGAAAAGGTGATCTTCTTTTAACGCTGAGCCAATGATCTGATTTTCTTCAGATGTCAGCATTGATTTTTGAAAGCACCGACTTAATCATGCTCGCGTCGATCTTAATTGCAGCTTGCGGAGTCATTGAGCCATCGCTTGATGTGTTATCAATCTCTTGTTTATCGCGCCACACTTTAGGCTGTCGATTCTTTAGCCATGCCATAGCAGCACCAGTATCAGGCGGGTAATGCTTGGTAAGCTGTGTTTGCACAATCTGACCATCTATTACCTTGATGTCCACCTCGGGATGGCTGTAGCCTAAAGCGCGGTTATATAGCGCCTGTGCGACCTTTGAGTCAGCAACATCCTTGCCAGCCTTTAGGGACTCGCAAAATTCAGGATGCGAAATCTTCCAACGGTTGATTGTGGCAACGTCAACTTCCAACATTTCAGCCAGTCGATTATCGTCCGCACCCAAAAGGCAGAATTTATAACCAAGCTCGACATACTCTTTTTTGTAAAGAGTAGGCCTACCTACTGACTGAGTTTTCTTTGATGTTGCCATAGGCTTTATTTTACTACGCGGTAGGCGATGATGTCAGCTTCGCTTGCTGTGTGGTTCCAATCCATCAGATAAGGTTTAATTGACTTTGTAATTGACCCGTCCCTGAATTTCACATCAAGCCTAAAATCATTAATTGGGCTGTCTTCGTGACCTTCTGGACAATCAATCCACCCGTCATCCGCTTTCACCGCCCCACCATCAACCAAAGGCTTGACAACCTCACCCAAGCGAGCCTCACCATAAAGCGAAGCATAGGCCACCAAGTCTTCCACCGAATCAACGTGAGCTTCTTTGCGCTGATTATCCCTAACCATCTTCAATACCGCCATAAGAAGCCATCCGTTAGCCTCGGTCAATGCTTGCCCTGTAATGGCGTTGTAAGCCTCTACAGTCGCTGCCATGCTGCGCTCGCCCTCTGGTTTATCGTAAGTCGATGAACGGGCTTGCATATGACTTGCAGCCTTATTCAATAATTGGTTTGCAGTTGTTTTCATTTGATTACTTTCATTGTTGATAAAGTTGCGGGGGTCCAGTCATAGACGCCACCCCCGCATGACGCTCAACTCGGTAGGAAGGGAAAAAGTGATAAACCCGTGACCGATTGACTGGTTAAGTTATTTTACACTAGATTCATAGATCACAAATAACTTGGTTCAATGTTTCGCTAACTTCATCTATCGACTCCAGTGCGTCAAGCAATTCTGAAGCCTTCAATTCTGGGAACCTGTTTAACGCATAAATTGCGTGGCCAAGCAAGTGAATGATCTTGCGGTCATCTGTAAGCGCATCCCATCCAGCAAAGCAAGCCCCGACGCTATCGGTGTACTTTTTGTCGGTTCTATTTTTAGGCGGGTGGTTTACAACCATCGCGCCATCGTTGCGAGACATCAGAAGCATTGCACGTTCAAGTTTCATTCAAAGTCCTTTAAAAAGTTGGTGTCCTATTGTAGCGCATAAAAACCATATAAACCACCTAATTTCGCACCCTATATCTCATCTGTGGAAAACTCGGCCCTCGTGGCAATCGTGGCACCCCCTAAAGGGGGGGGTGCCCCGACTGCCCCGATGAAGGGCAATTTAAAAAAACATCAAACTGCCCCGACTGCCCCGACTGCCCCGATGGTGAAAAAAACATAATAAAATCAACAGCTTACGCTATGTGCTTAAAAAATAGGCAACTGCCCCGATGGTCATTTCTTACACGAAACTTACAAAAATCTACTGCCCCGATGACCCTGTGGATAACTAGCCATTTTAGCTGTGGATAACTTGTGGATAACTATCAATGAAGGCATGAAAAAAGGCCCATAGGCCTTAGTGTTATTTTTTAGCTTTTTGCTTCATTAGCGCCCTTAAACCATAGAATTTTGACTCATCATCTACGATGTATCCACCGCTATTTGGCTTGATGTAGCCCTCAAGGTATTCAGGATATCGCGTCGTCTTGGTCACGTTTTGCTTGGCTGTAGTCTCTTTAATGTGCCGGTTTGTCTCAGCTTCGTACTGCGCCCAGTTGTCTGTCGTGATGTACATTGATCCTTGGTGATCTATGTAACCATACTTAAGCAATGCGCCCTCAAAGCTCTTGCGGGCATTTGACGCTGATTTTGATTCAGGTTTTATTCCAACAAAACCAACTTCGTTTACATCATTAACTACAACGGCTGACGTAATGTCATCCCCATCTTCATCTTCACCAAGCTTAACAACTTTAAGACTAAAAGAACCAGTTAAACCATCTTCGCCTTCTTTTTGCTTTTCAATTACCCATGTCCTGACACCGGTTGCAACGTCCTTATTTAAGACGATGGCGGTATCAATGCCACCCAATAACGAGCTGCCACCGCGAAGCCCCTTGGTTGCATCCTTTCCTGGGTGCGCTATTAAACCAACAGTGCATTGTAATTTTCTTGATATTACTTCTGCTGCTGCAATAACTAGACTCATGTCATTATTATCATTCTCTTCAAATGTACCCATTGCGCGTGCTAGGGTATCAATGAAAACAATTAAACCTCCATCAACTCCATTTGCAACTTGATTAATTGATTCAATCAAGTTTTTAATATCTGATGGTGAACTAAATGCAAATGGTGTATGAGTAATAACTAAAAAATTATCAGGCAATCTTCTTCCATTAAAACGCTGCCAAGCATTCAAACGCCCTGAAAATCCGTTTGCAGCCTCCAAAACAACATATACAACCGTGGCGCGTTTAGTCCGGTATCCCATCCAATCTTGGCCCTCTGCAATATGCGAAGCCATATCAAGCGCCATAAACGATTTACCAGCACCAGGAGGCCCATAAATGGCGACCACATCCTTAGCCGGTATCACTCGCTTGATGTGCCACTTGATAGGCGGTAGGTCCGTCATATCGCTGGCGCGTTTTAACTCGTAGTGCGATGCCGCCTTTTCTACCGGCTCCAACAACCCCGCCAAATCACCACCAGCCTGAGCAAAGTCATTAGCATCCCCTGAATCCGGCATAACCACGGTGGCACTAACCAACCCAGCCGCCTTATCTGCCTCACGCTTTCCAACGCCAGAATCATCATGATCAGCCACAATAACAATGTCACGCAATGGCCCCACACGCTCGCGCAAAGCCTGTGCTGTAGCTGACAGGTTGCCGGCTGAGTAACTCACGACAACAGCCCGTCCAGTGGCTTCAAAGATAGATGCAGCGGTAGCAATACCCTCACATATATATATGCGCCCGTCACCCGCCATGCAATCAGGCCCAATAGACCACGAGGCGCCGCCCGTCTTTGAGCCCTTCATAAACATTTTTGTACCATCATCACTGATGTATTGAAGCCCGCTAATATCACCACCAATCATCATTGGAGCCATCAAGCGCCCGTCAGGTGCAATGCGCCAGCCTGGATTGCTAACGCCCTTGCGCTTTATATATGGATGGTCATCGCTGGCCAACTGCGCCGACTCCCATAATTTAGCCGCTTGAAATGCCGCGTACTCCCTGGACTCGGTTAACTCCTTTTCACGCCTGGCCTTCATTTCATCCATGCGACGACGGTGCGCGGTTGATTCCTGAAACGTCAACTCACGGCCAATGTCAGCGCGGAAGTGGCACTCTTGGCCAGTCTTCCAGTCGCCGAACGCACCAGCTGCAATGTCACCATAATGGACAACGTACCATCCCGACACATCCTTTTTCTTACCAGTGGTGGAAAACCGGCGAAGCGTACCATCAAAGATAAGTTCGTCAGGCGGCACGATACCGGCGTCAGACATGGCAACGCGTAGCTGATGCTCAGGTGGCAACAGAGGCATTTCAATTGGTGGCCTAAAGCCATTTGGGAAGATATTTTTTAAGCTACTCACTCTTGTCCTTTGTTGTAATCTTCAACGTGTTTAATAAGCTCTTTGCATTGTTCAATGGTGAACATTGCGATATGAGCTTCACTTTTTTTCAATCCCATCATAAAAGCCGCCCACTTGTAAGCCCGAAATCTAAACCCAAGTCCAAGCGGTAGCCACAACGGATCAAATGCAGCGTGAGCCCGTTTACGCCATGCTCTCAGCTCTTTATTGGCAAGCGTACCCAACGCGCCGCCCGTCTTATGGCATCCAACGTAGGCATCACACGGAGCACAATGGTAAAACTTGAGACGCTTTAAGTCTGTGCGATGTGGGTAGATCACATCACCCGTCACGTTCTTGGCCTTGCAGTCGCAATATTGGCAAATCATTTGAGTCCTTTAAATTGTTGAAAGTTTTCGCGTGAACTGCAATTCTATGCCGTAAACTTAGCGAAAAAAAGTTTAAAAAAGTGAATTAAGCTGCTTTGTTGTGGCACAATATAGGCATAAACAACGAAACGGATGAACAAAATGAACACAACTTACACATACACATCAGTTACATACAACGGCGTTAAAGGCTTTTTTGCTGAAAAACGCATCGACGGCGTATACGAAGGAAAAATGTTTGGAAAAACCAAAAAATCAGCACGCGAATCATTCGACGCAGATTAATCAACCGCCCGCCTCAACAGCGGGCTAGAAAGTAAAAATGAAACCAAAACACAACTGCCAAACCATTCTAGTAAAAGGCGTAGGCTGGCCCGGAATGCCTAAAATTGAAGTGGTAAAAAAGCCAATCAAGATAAAGGTTAAGAAGGTGCCAAAAGTAAAAGAGACAAAGCCATACGTAGAGCGCGAGTTTGAAAAACTGGCGTTTTATATGCTTGGCAAGCGTGGCCTTACATCACACCAGATAGCTAGTGATTACGGCAAGAAGCCAAAGAGCATCCAGCTAGACCTACGAAAAGCTTTTCACAATGGCCTGGTTTTACGTGAACAAATCACTAGCGTTATGAGTCCTTATTATTTATACAGTGGGGTTTTATGAAAAACATTATTCCGGATTTAGTTGATCTGTTTTATGCAGTCGTTGGCGCAACTTTGATTGTTGCCTCAGTGGCTTATTTGGCGGTAGCGTGGAAATGAAAACATCAATCGACGCGATGAATCAAGTGCTTCAGTTTATAAAAAACGGTGAATATGAAGACTTGCCGAAAATAGTAGCGATGCTTAACGCGGCCATTGCAGCCGAGGAAGCGAAGACGGCGCCAAGCGGTGATCGTGAGAAGCTGATCAGTTGGCAACATGACCGGGCTAAAAAGTACACGTCGCAAGGCTACCCCGAGCTTGCGAACTTTGCAACTAAGACCGCCGACATGCTGGCTGCTGATGCACAAGAGATTGCAGGCTGGCGTGAAGATCAGAAAGAGAACTTGAAAAACCAGATGGAATTGCAAGCCAAGATCAATGACTTGAAGGCGCAGCAAGTGGCAGTACCGCAGGGTCCAGAGCATTGCGACTATGGAAGATGCAAGACGCACGGATGTGATGGAGTATGTCTTGAACCTACACCACAGCCACCACACTCTGATGCGCAACGGGTGCCGATGACGAGAGATCAAGTAGACGAGCTTGCGGAGGATGGCTGTTTCCTTGGGAATGTTTACGAAATAACCGAAGCTGTTGAGCAGTTCCACGGGATCAAGCCATGAAACAACTTTTACAAGAAGCGCTTGATGTGCTTGAGTGCTACGACAGCGGGAACTATGGTTCAGACCGAGATGTGATGGACAAGCTACGTGCTGCTATTGATGCACAAGAGCAGGAGCCTGTTGCTTGGATGGTCTATGTTTCAGAAGCAAACAATCAGTATGTTGTAGACGACATCAATGACCAGCAGCTGGTTGATGATTGCACGAATCACAACGCAGAAGTAACCCCGCTTTACACCAAACCCCAGACAGTCGCTGAGTTGATGGATGACGAGATTGTCAAGATTGCAATTGCAAGTCGAGGCGCTTAACCTGGCCGTGATGGTTATATCTTGCCATTGACGTTTGCCCGTGCTGTACTGGCAGCGCAGAAAGTGAAGACATGAAATATAAGATAGAAATATCTTTTTTTGCTCCTTTGATTGGAATTGGATTTTTGAATGAATGTTTTTTTGCTTCAATTTGGATTGTTTGCATTGTTTTTGAGTACGAAAAATGAATAATCAAAGTAAAGAACCATCAACTTACGCCTATGAAACCAGGCGCAAAGTACCTCTAGAGGTAGTTCCTACAATAGACAAGCTGCGTAAAGAAGGACATACGCTAAATGCCATTGCTGATGTTTTTTGTTGCAACCGAAGGACAGTAATGAGGGCATTCCAACGAAAAGGAACCTATAAAAATGTACCAAAATAAATAAAAACACCTTACTTTTTGCGCTACACTATCAACACACCGAAGCCGGAATAAGCCGAAATCGGTTAATCAACAAAAAGGACTATCACAATGGCTTTCAATCTTGGCTCAGTTAAGAAGGGTAAAAACCTTCGCCCACCTCGCATCTTTCTTTATTCAACGCATGGCATTGGCAAAAGCACATTCGCAAGCCAAGCCCCTAACCCGATTTTTATCTGCGCTGAAGACGGTCTAGACGCATTGGACGTGGCACATTTTCCTATCGCTACATCAAGCGGAGACGTTATGGAAATGTTGCAAACGCTTTACGTTGATGACCACGAATATGAGACAGTCGTGCTTGATACCGCCGACTGGCTTGAAAACGTCTTGATTAAAGAGATCGAATCAGAACACGACGCCAAAGAACTAGCCTATGGCCGTAGCGCCATGTTCCTAGCCGACAAGTGGCGCGACATTCTGGAAGGCTTTAACGCCCTACGGAATGACAAAAACATGACAGTTATTCTGATTGGGCATTCTGAAATCAAGCGGTTTGATAGCCCAGAAGTTGACAGTTACGACCGCTATCAGCCAAAGCTATCAGCACGTTCAAGCGCATTAATTCAAGAGTGGGTTGATTGTGTTTTGTTTGCAAATTATCACACTGCAATTAAAACTGAAAAACTAGGTTTCGGAAGTGAAAGAACGCGAGCTATTTCAAATGGTAGTCGAATGATTTACACACAAGAAAAACCATCTCATTTGGCAAAAAATAGATATGGCCTTCCTGATAGCTTTAAGCTCGAATGGCAGTCATTTAGCGATGCAATGGCGAAGGCGGTGAGTGCATGAATAGCGAGCGCGAAGCATTTGAGGCCTGGTATTTTGGACGAAATTACGAACTTGACCAATTTCATAAATCTATGATGATGGATGCTTGGAAAGCATCTCGTAAGTTGAATATTGAAGTAAATGAGTGTCAATCAATAAAGTTTTACGAAGTTACTTTGCTAGATTACTTCGCAGTGAATGCGTTAAATGGGATGATTTCTGATAGTAAAGTTGACGCAACACCATCTAAATTGGCACAACTTTCATATTTAATGGCCGACGCCATGCTTGAGGCCAGAAAATGACAACAAAACAAAATCTATTCGGAGCGTGGATTAACGCTAAAAACGATGAGCAACGAGCTCAAGAAACCCGCCGCGCCATCGAAGACCAACTAGCTGAACTGCTAAAAATCGACGCTGCAAAAGACGGAACTAAAACTGAAACACTCGGTGATTTTGAGTGTAAAGTCACTACCCGCCTAAGTCGCAAGATCGATGCTGACATGGCGCAGGAAATCGCGGCAGAATACGGCTTGCAAGATCAACTGGGTATCGTGTTTCGATGGAAACCAGACCTTAACCTGACTGCATGGAAAGCAGCAAGCGAAGCAACTAAGAGCCAACTTATCAAAGCAATTACCACCACGGCTTCACGGCCATCATTCTCAATCACTCTGAAAACCAAGGACTAATATATGGCACGCCTCGACGAAACATTCAACACAAACGACCTCCCAGAAGATACAGGCGGCGGTGACTTCACGCCACTTCCAGCCGGTGACTACAACGTCACAATTCAGGACGCTGAAATCAAGCAAACAAAGTCAGGAACTGGCCAATACATCAATTTGAAATTACACGTTGACGGCCCAACGCATAACGGGCGCTTGCTGTTTGGTGTTTTGAATATCAAAAATGATAGCTCGCAAGCTGAACTGATTGGCCGTGGCCAACTTGGTTCAATCCTTCGCGCTTTGCAAATTGAGTCACTGGAGGATACTGACCAGCTTATCGGCGGCCCGTTGACCGTAAAAGTGGTTGTAAAGCCAGCGTCAGGCCAATACAAAGAAGGTAACGAAATTAAGTCCTACAAAGCAGCAGGAGACACGCCAGCTCCAGCACCACGGGCGCCAGCACCAGCCAAACCAGCTCCAGCATCTGCGCCTGCTAAAGCTTCACCACCATGGGCAAAACGCTAGTATTTGAGCTACAATTAAACCCCGGTAACACGGGGTTTTTCAACAACAAAAAGGATGAAAATGGAATACGAAGATTTCGTAAAATCAAAGCGACGCTCAGAGGTTGCAACAGGTCACGCACCAGGTTATTTGAATGAGCATCTTTTTGACTTTCAGCACGCGATTGTTTCATGGGCTGTACGTCGTGGACGCGCCGCCATATTTGCCGATACCGGACTTGGAAAGACATTAATGCAGCTTTCATGGGCTGATGAAGTTGCAAACCATACAAACGGCATTGTCGTCATCCTGGCGCCTTTGGCAGTGTCTGAGCAAACAATTGAACAAGGTAAAACATTCGGCATTGAAGTTACTCGCATACCGCATGGAGAATCACCTAATGCGCCAGGTATTTGGATTACAAATTACGAGCGTATCGGCGCTTTAAACTTTGAAGAATTGCATGGAATTGTTTTGGATGAATCAAGCATCCTTAAAAGCCACAATGGAAAAACACGAACTTCCATTATTGAGGCATGCCAGTCTATCCCGTACCGTCTAAGCTGCACGGCCACACCAAGCCCAAATGATTTTGATGAGCTAGGTAATCAGTGCGAGTTTTTAGGCGTTATGACGCGCACTGAAATGCTCGCCACTTACTTTATCAATGATGCTGGCGACACTGGGACATGGATTCTCAAAGGATGGGGCCAGTCACGATTCTGGGAGTGGATGGGGTCATGGGCCGTAGTCTTGCGTAGTCCTGCTGATCTGGGTTTTGACGGCTCACGTTATGACTTGCCAAAGCTGCAATATCACGAGCACGTAGTAGAAACCGAAGTAGTTGGAGATGAACTATTTTCACGTCCCGCTATGGGCCTTGCAGAGCGCCGCAAAGCTCAACGAGATAGCATTCAAGCACGATGTAAAGCATTGGCTGACATTGTTAATTCAGAGCCCGATGAGCCGTGGCTTATTTGGTGCCATTTGAATGATGAAGCTGATTTAATTGAATCACTATTGTCTGACTGCATTAACGTACAAGGTTCTGACTCGCCAGAAGTTAAAACAAAAAACATGATGGCATTCACGCACGGTGATCTGCGAGTTTTGTGCTCAAAGCCAAAAATTTGCGGTTATGGCATGAATTGGCAACACTGCGCACGAATGGCATTCGTAGGACTTGATGACTCATTTGAGAAGTTTTATCAGGCCGTTCGACGCTGTTACCGATTTGGACAAAAACGAGAAGTGCAAGTTCACATTTTCACCGCTGAAAATGAAGGGCAGATTTTGCAGAATATCAAACGAAAAGAACTGCAACACCATGAAATGAGCGCGAACATGATCGAACACATGAAAGACATTATGAACAAAGAACTAGACGGAACATCAAACATTGTTGACGAGTACAAAGAAGACACATTCAAACGCGATAACTTTACAGTCCACATGGGCGACTGCGTGAAGTGGACTCGACGCATGGAAGACAATAGCATTGATTATTCTGTGTTTTCTCCCCCGTTTGCCGACCTGTTCACATATTCAAACAGCGATCACGACATGGGGAACTGCAAAAATGATGCTGAATTTGTAGACCAGTTGAAGTTCCTTATTTCAGAACTATTCCGAGTTGTTAAGCCAGGACGAAATGTGTCATTCCATTGCATGAACTTGCCAACAACAAAGATGCGCCAAGGGTTTATTGGACTGCGTGATTTTCGAGGTGATCTTATTCGCGTATTTCAAGATGCTGGGTTTATTTACCATTCAGAGGTTTGTATTTGGAAAGACCCAGTCGTGGCTATGCAACGCACAAAAGCATTAGGATTGCTACACAAAACAATCCGAGAAAACAGCACAATGAGCCGCATGGGATTGCCTGATTACGTTGTGACAATGCGCAAGCCGGGAGAGATTGAAGAACGAGTAACGCATGGCGATGACTTACCGGTTGCAATGTGGCAAAAGTATGCAAGCCCAATCTGGGATGACATTCGCCAAGGCAGAACGCTAAACAAAATTCCAGCACGAGATGAAAATGACCTCAAGCATATGTGCCCGCTTCAATTGGATGTTATTGAGCGCTGTATTCATCTTTGGACTAATCCAGGAGACTTGATTTTTAGCCCATTTACAGGCATTGGAAGCGAGGGTTACTGCGCTGTCAAGATGGGCCGCAAGTTCGTTGGCACAGAGTTAAAACCATCGTATTTTGAACTTGCTTGCCAGAACATTGAAGACGCCGAAAAAGAACAAGTGGGACTGTTTTCAGAGTAAACTAAACACCCGCCTAATCAGCGGGTTTTCAACTCAACAAGGCAAAAAAATGGCAAAAACAAAATACGCGGAAAACAACCCGCCAGCAATTCGCCGCGAAGGTATAACTGATCGTCACACCTACCTACAAAGCGCAGTAGCCAACGCTAAACGCGGCCAAGAGCTACCGCATACCAAATTGTTAGACATTGACATTGTGACAATCCGAAGCGCGAAACGACAGCGCGAATCGCTTTTAAAGCACATCCGTGACAACCTAGGAAACGCTGCATTGGCTAAACAATTTGGAGTTCACCAACGAACCATCGAAAAGGTTTTGAGTTATGAGACGCATGGGGATGTGGCATGAATGACATTCAAACACTGATCGACCTGCACCATGAATCAGTAAAAGAAGGCCCACGCGGTCACATGGGATGCTCTCAGCTTGGCCATGCTTGCGATAGATGGTTGTGGTTGTCTTTTCGCTTTGCCGTGATTGAAAAGTTCCCTGGTCGAATCCTTCGCTTGTTTCGCCGTGGACAGCTAGAAGAGCGCACCGTAGTTTCTGACTTGCAAGCCATTGGAATGAAAATAACTAACACCGGAGCGAATCAAAGCCGCGTTGACTTTGGTTGTCACATTTGCGGGTCAGTAGACGGAATAATTGAATCAGGCGTACCAGGAAACACAAAAGCAAAGCACATCCTAGAGATCAAAACCGCGTCTTCAAAATCGTTTAAAGATATGGTTACAAAAGGACTAGAAAAGTCAAAGCCAGTCTACTGGGTGCAAGTGCATTTATACATGATTGGCAAGGATATTGACCAAGCATTATTTTTGATGGTGAATAAGGATAATGACGAGGTTTACAGCGAGATAGTGAAACGTGACGATGCCGTGGCGACAAAGTTTTTAGAGCGTGGCAAACGCATTGTAAAAGCTGACAGAGCGCCAGAGGGTATAAGCGTTGATCCGTCATGGTATGAGTGTAAATTCTGCGCAGCGCATGACCTTTGCCACGAATCAAAACTCACCAAAGAAGTGAACTGCCGAACTTGCGCTTGTAGTACCGCTGTGGACGATGGCACTTGGCACTGCGCCCATTGGGATATGACCATACCAGATTTAAACGCCCAATTAGCAGGATGCGACAACCACATCATTCACCCAGATATGATGCCAGGATGGCAGTTTGAACGCGTTGAAAATGGCGTTATCTGGATGACTAAAGCTGGGCCGATACATAACGCTCCTGAAGGATATCTAAGTCGTGAGATTGTGGCTAATTGGACAGCGTGCGTTAGCAATGTGCGAGATCAGTTTGATGAGTTTGATGCGCGGGTGGTGGGCTAATGTTGCGCGAATACCAACAACGTGCAATCGACCAACTATACGCATGGTTTGAATCCGGTAACTCCGGGAACCCCTGCCTAGTCTTACCTACAGGATCAGGAAAGTCTCACATCATCGCCGCATTGGTCAAGGATGCTATTCAATCATGGCCAGGAACTAGGGTTTTGATGTTGACGCATAGCAAGGAATTAATCTCGCAGAACGCTGAAAAAATGCGCCAGCACTGGCCTAATGCGCCGATGGGTATCTATTCTGCAAGCCTTCGCCGGTTTTGTCTGACTGAACCTATCGTTTTTGCAGGCGTGCAAAGCGTAGCTAAACGTGGAAACCAGATCGGACATATTGACCTGTGCATTGTTGACGAATGCCACTCAATCAGCCCAACGGGTGAAGGCGCATATCGTGAGTTAATTAATGACCTTATGGCCATCAATCCAGATATGCGCGTCATTGGCTTGACTGCAAGCCCGTACCGTCTCGGTCACGGAATGATCCATGAAGGCGACCACGTTCTATTTAGCGACTTGATTGAACCAGTATCAATCGAGGAACTGATTACAAGCGGATACCTATCACCACTGCGAAGCAAACACACCAGCTTAATGCTAAGTACACAAGGTGTGACGAAATCGGCGGGTGAATTTGTTGGCAAGTCGCTTGAATTGGCCGTCAACACGTTTGACAATAATGCCAAAGCTATACACGAAACCATCGAACGCGCTAGAGATCGCAAGAGTTGGATTGTGTTTTGCGCTGGCGTACAGCATAGCCTAGACGTGCGTGATATGCTGCGAGAAAATGGCATAAGCGCTGAAGCCGTAACTGGAAAAACACCATCAGCAGAACGAGACAGAATACTAAACGATTTCAAGGCAGGACGAATTCAAGCCGTTACCAATTGCGCCGTGCTTACGACTGGTTTTGATGCACCTAGCATTGATTGCATTGTTATGTTGCGACCCACCCTATCACCGGCGCTTTTCTATCAAATGTCTGGGCGGGGCTTGCGTATTGCAGAAGGGAAAACAGATTGTATCGTGCTTGATTTTGCGGGCAATGTCGCAACGCATGGTCCAATAACCAACATCACACCACCTGGACGCAAGCGAAAAGGCGAAGGAACAGCCCCCACAAAAACCTGCCCAAAGTGCGACGAAATATGCGCAGCTAACGCCAGACAATGCCAGTGCGGCCACGAGTTCCCAGAGCCTGAAAAGATTGAAAAAGCCGTGTATTTGCACGCCGATTGCATCATGGGATTAGAGCCAATTGAAATGACTGTAACAGAATGGCACTGGAAAAAGCACACCAGCCGCACTAGTGGCCTTGAAATGATGATGGTGAAGTATTGCAGCGGCCTAAATGGCCCGATAATCTCTGAATATTTCCCGACGCAACACGAGAACTATGCGGGGACCAAGGCCCGTAGCACAGTCGAAATGCTGGCACGTAAAGCAGGTGTAACGCCGCTAGACTACCTTGATGAAACAATCAAACAACTTAACCAAGGAACACCGCCGAGCATGATTTCATATCGCAAAGAGGGTAAATTTTTTCGCGTGATTGATCGTGTTTGGGGTGAAACAAAATGATGACCAAAAAAGAAAAACTCCAACTAGACACGCTGAAAGCTCAGCTAGAAGCAGAGAAAGAACGGTCAGCCAAAGCCTTTGAATCCTATGGTGATGTGCTTTACAAACTGGTTGAAGTGAAGATTAAGCTATCCCGCATTGAAGCCGTTTTAAGAGGTGAAGAGTGACTTTATACATCGGCGTTGATCCCGGCCTTGTATCAGGAAGTTGGGGAGCCATCGACCACAACGGCGCATTCGTAGCCACCGGCGACATTGCCAACAATGGCGAACGCATCCACCCGAGAATGCTAAAAATAGCACTTCAAGAGGTTATTAGAAACTACGGAAATGATGCCGAATTTGTAATTGAAAGCGTCTTTGTGCGTCCAGGCCAGGGAATGTCAAGCACTGGAAAATTCATGAGAGCGTGTGGCGCTATTGAGACTGTAGTTGACTTGCTACTTTACCCGTTTGAACTGGTGACGCCTCAGAGGTGGAAAAAGCACCATCAGCTAATAGGAACTGAAAAGAAGGCAAGCCTAGCACTGGCACGAACCAAGTGGCCTACAGCACCATTAAAGCTAGCCAAGCACCACGGACGGGCTGACGCTTTGCTAATGGCTGAATGGCTATGGCATGAAAATAATTAACAATTGTGGCGCAAAGTGTTTAAAGTTGGCTACAATAGAGGCTCAACAAACGAAAGGTAAATTATGGAAACAGATCGTAAATTATTGGAGTTGGCGGCTAAGGCGGCTTGTATGATAGTTGAGCCGGTTGAAAATGGATGGAATGAAATCTACCCGATGGGATGGAATCCAATTTCAAAAGATGCAGATGCATTCAGATTAATGGTTGACTTGAACTTAATGAATGCAAATTTGAGATTTTTTGGAGAAGCAAACAGATACGCAGCAACCCGCCGAGCAATCGTCCTAGCCGCTGCTGAAATCGGAAGGAGCATGAAATGATTCAAATAAACGACTTCTGCAATGGACGACCAGTTGAAATTCATACCACTGATGACAAGCATGGGAAACTAATCAGCATCATTCAATACGGAAATGCCATGCGATTTCAACACTCGATGAATCTATCGCAAGCCCGCGAAATGGCAGAAGCTTTGATTAAATTAGCAAACGAACTGGAGATGCAATAATGAACTACACTTTTATTTTTGACGGCGGCGAGTTGGATTGTGAACTTGACTACGAGCCAGAATGTCGCGGTAGTCGTGAGCGTGGAACTGGTTTGCAAATGGAGCCAGACGAACCTGCAAATGCCTTCCTTGTAACGGCAAAGATTGGCGGAGTTGATATTTCAGAATTGCTGTCAGAAGACATCATTGGATTGATTGAAGCTAAGGCGTTAAAGTCATGACCCGCGCCGACGTGATCCGCATGGCGCAGGAGGCAGAAATGCTGATTGTTCCATCCTTGTCAGAACTTGAACGCTTCGCATCCCTGGTGGCTGCATCCGAGCGCGAGGCGTGCGCTAGGATCGTTGAAAGCGTGAACAGCTACGACAACCCAATGACAGCTGGCGACTGTTCAGACGCCATCCGCAAAAAAGGTCAATCATGAAAACAATCCGCAAATCAATCGGCATAGCAATCTTTTTCATGGCTTTACCATTGATCTTTATCGCCATGCTTATGGCTGAACTTGCTAAGGCCATTGGAGGTAAACCATGACTGATCTTGAAATATCGCGTGCGCTGGCGCTGGCGATTGGCTGGGAGCCTCGCCGTATATTTGTAACTAGTGATGGGCGATGTGGAATCAACAGGCCACAACGCATTGGGAGCCCTTATAGCGACGCGGTCTACTTCGACTACCGCGACCCCGCCATTATCTGGCCGATTGCGGAGCGATATGATTGCTTTCCAATTCACGAAGGATTATCTTTTAGAGCATTTGTAAATGTAAGACGAGCACGTCTTGCATGGGGAGATACTCCGGCAAAAGCAGTGGCATTAGCAGTAATTAGAAAGCAACCATGACAGACAAAGAAACATACGAATCCGCACTACGAACCAAGGTTCAGATTGAAGACTACCTAAACCAAAAGCGTTGTTTTGACTGCGACAACTTGGACAAGATCAACGGCAACATTTGCACGATAAACGGTGGCGTACCTGACGATTATTTGTACGCAACAAACGAATGTGATGACTGGCACTACATAATCCCGTTTTAACTGTGCTACAATGAATTATCAACAATTATCTATAAGGCAAAAAATGAACACTCGTAAATTCGCACGCACCATGGATGAAGCCTTTCCATTCGGACCATCCTACGGTTGCGCTATTGAAAAACCAAGCCGCACAGAAAAAGCACTTGATTACGCTATCGCTACAGCGTTTGGCATCTTGCTGGCATTTGGTGCAATTGCATACTTCACATCATGACCAAAAAAGCAACCAATAAATACCCCACACTTCGCGTCCGAGTAAGTCAAGAGATGCACGACAAAGCATACCGCACTGGC